TTTCCATAAGCAATTCGCCGTTTTCGTCTTCTAATATCTTACTTTCTATCATTAAATAAATCCATACCAAACGTTAGGTGTACCACTCACCATTGCTCCAAAATCTACCAAGTCAAACATATGCGCTGCTGGCCTAAATCCTATCATTATATTTGTTGACCCAGTATAGATTGCTGCTGGGTGCGGTAAACATAAAAGAACTTTACCTTTTGGAATAAGAATAAGGTGTGGACCAGATATATCAAACATCCTCACCGCTGGTCTTATTCCAATATAACAATTTAAAGCTCCCGTAATAATAGGACTGAACAAACTGCATAAATGACCTGTTAAATGTATGTCAAATAATGCGCATGCTGGTCTTCCCGGTAGTGCCATTCTATCACTCTAACCCGTATCTGTCAACTATATCTTGAAGTGTAATAATCATATCACCAAATTTATTATTTACTTGGGTTGCAGTAGCTGCAACAGATATAATTTTTTGATCTGCTAATACAATCACTGCGTTAGTTGCAGCTACAGCATCAGCTTCAATGTATAAAGGTAATGATCCATCATCATATTGCTGAATAGCATCAACTGTAGCGTTTATTCCACTTTTAGATTTATTTACTCGTGTATATACATCTTCATAAAATCTAGCAGTAACAATAGTAGAACCTTTATCGAGTACTACAGTTACATCATATAATTTTTCTGCGATTTCTTCTACCGACGTTTTAAATTCTTCTTCTGCTAAATTTTGTAATGGTTCTATTGTATCTTCAAATCTTTCAAATATAGAAACCTCAAAAATTTCAAAAAGTCGTTTTGAAAATACTTCAAATCTTGGCACGGTACCAGCGTTAACGCCGTCAATGATAAGCTGTGAGAGTCTATTATACTCATCTCTTACTGGTAGTCCAGTATCTCCAGAATTGCCCAAATAAACATCAAGCAATTCAAGCAGTTTTTCCATCATATTATCAGCGGCTTCTGAAGCATCACTACCTTCACCAAACTCTTTTAACGTGCTTACAACAGTTTTAGCGTTAGCTACTAGTCGAATATATTCTGATAATCCTTCATCAGCTGATCCAGTAATATTAGAAACAATTGTAGAAGTGTTTGCACTATCAGCTGCTGTATTACCAGTAGGATCTTCTGCATCAACTCGAATTTCAAAATTACGATAAAAGTCTGTAGTAGCACCATTGCCCATAAAGGAACTTACATATAAAGATGGATTTTGTGTACTAATTACTCCATCTCTAGCTGCTTCAGTCTCATATTGCCAAGCTCCCATTTTTACTAAAATGTCACCTTGAGTTGCAGGATTTCTTAATTCTACTCCAGTAAAAGTTACGTCTGTATTATAATTTACATATTGTTTAGGCTGATCAACCATAGCAGTATTTGATACCATATTAATGACTTCCATTAACCAGTATCCACCTTCATCAACATCAGATTTATCAATGTTAGCGCTAATAGTAAAGTCATAGTTTCCAGTATTACTAGTTTCTACAAAGTTAGCAGTATTTAATCTACTGGCATTTACTGTATAACTACTTAAATCTGTAGTAAATGTTTGTGTTAATTTTGGAAAGTGTGCCATAATGTCATAGTCCTAATTTATCTCTCGTAATTATATATTCTTTCACCAGATCACTTCTTACAATATCTTCTGCCAAAAACTCTATGAAATCAAACTGTGGCATCTTCTCAATAATTTTCATGAATGTAGCTACACCTGATCGTTCATTATATCTTTCACTTGTTAAGTCGTCTTGTTTAATATCACCAGCAAATATAATCTTACAATCCTGTCCAACTCGAGTCATTACTGTATGTAATTCTTGGTCACTCATGTTTTGCATTTCATCTACAACGACTACACAATTATCGAATGTTGCACCTCTTAAAAAGGAAGTAGATAAAAATTCAATATAGTTCTTTTGTTTGAGTAACTGGTAAGCGTCACCTCTCCCAAAAATCTCATTACATATTGGCCCATATGGTCCTTCGTATACTGCTTCCTTTTGTGCCTTTGATCCAGGAAGAAATCCCTGATTACGACTAGGTACTGTAGATCTTACGATATAAACTTTTCTATATGGAGACTTATTAAATACATCACATAAAGCAAAGTATAATGCTAAAAAGGTTTTACCGGTACCAGCAATACCATGCAACATTAAATTATAACCTTCTCTCCAAGACTCAAATGCATCGCTCTGAGCTTCGGTGATTGGCTTAATGTTTCTATTGATGTTGAAGTTTTTCACATTAAAATTTGCATTTTCATCTAATATTCCATCTTGTCGTAATTTCCGAGTTTCCCTCTTGGTCATGCGACTCATATATGTTCCTCATCTTGTTTCAATCGTTGAATGAAGGTGAGACGATTTCGCTTTCTTCAGAACATCATTAAAATTGTCGTCAATACGTCGAATGCCAAGCCTTACCGAATCACCAAATGCTGGTGTCGATAATTGCTGTACCATGTTTGGATTGTTTTGAATAAACTCTTCTCTTTCAGCTAGTGTAAAGAAATGTGTTTCTTCTGATCCAGTTTCTTTATTCTTAAAAGTATACGTTGGCATCCATCACTCCTACAAAAAAGGCAGCCTGTATAGACTGCCGATAATCAATCTATGTTATATTTATACTGTTAAGCAGACTCGCCAGTAATATACTCATATATTTGTTTCCAATTAGGAAAAGTTGGGAATTTATCATTATCCATGTTGTGGCCATGTTCCATTAAGATAGACTCAAGGCCATAACGATCTCCAAGCTCAGCATTTTCAAGTTTATCTTCAATCCAAATAAGACCACTACCAATATAAGGACTTAGTACGTCATCTTTATCGGCGCCAGTGTCGGCAAAGATGAATCGAGTAAATGCAGTTTCACCAAACAACTTTCGAGTATTTTGAATACGTAGTTGTTGAGCATGCTCATCTTTTGATAAAGACGTAATCATATGGAATGTGTAACCATGTTTACGATGTAGTAAGTCTACATAATACATAGCATCTCGTAGTGGAGGTAAGAAGCCCATAGCAGCTGACTCATTGAATTGGCGAACTAAACGTTTTTTCAATTCGTGGTCTAATCCATAGCGGTCACCCATATCATAACAGGTTTCACCTCCATCGATCATCTCATATCCTTGAGATTGCATCCATACATTCATAGCATATTCCCAATTCATGAGAACGCCATCACAGTCTGTGAGGATTACTTTATTCAAGTTGTTAATCATAATATATTACCTTTCTAATCTATATTATAGATATAGGTATTTTTTCGTAAATGTCAATGGTCTAGCAAAGAATTTTTTAATTTTCTTTTATTTTTTCTTGCAGATTGGATACGAGCTTTCTTTTTGTCGTATCGCTTTGAGTCTTTTTTAGTTGGATGATATTCTACTTCGTCAACTAAATCACGAAAGTTTTTCTTCTTTGCCATCTACAATGCTTCCTGGGAATGCTTCGTTAATAATGTTTTTAGTAATACCATTAAACGGTTTACGCTGAATCATTTGAATTAAAATTTTAGCGTCATCTCTATGTACAGATTCAAGCATTTCAATAAAGATAGCTTCTCTTTTAATTTGCTTTACGCCAGGTGGAGAATAACCTTCTACAAAGTATTTTAACTTGCGAGATTGATTGAATAACATCCCTTGATTTTCATGTGCTTGAGATGGAGTGTACGGTGGTTCTTCATCTGGCAAAAGAATATTTTTAGTTTTATCATACGTAAGAATTAAGATGTTGCGAAGAGTAAGCGAGTTATGCTTTTGCAAAAACTCAATCTTTTCTTGTTTTGATCTCAAGTTGCCACACTTCTTTAAGATTTCGGCAATTGACAATGTGTCACTCATAGTGTCCTCATTAAAATTCGTTAATATTTTCCATTAGGTTTTTAAGCTTATTTTTAATGAAGTAATTAAACAACTGAGATCTATCTTTTGGATTATCTTCATTGTATACTTCTAAGATTTTAGCTTTCAAATCTTCAGGAATTTGTTCTAAGTCAATCAGTGTTTTATTACGAGACCAGTTACGCTTTACTGTCTCGTCACAACTATTTATATCTTCGAACATTGCCATTCGCTTTTTAGTAATTGGCTTTTGACGAGTACCCATAACAAAGCTGTTATCTGGTGATAAGACGTTTGGTACACCGTCACCAGCATCACCTTTAATAATATGCTCAACTAAATATTGTTCTGGATCTGAGTGCTTAATCCAGCGTTTACGAGTTGGATCGTACTGTTGTACATTAGCATATTTGTGTAGTTGTACATAGTCTTTGTCACCAGACAAAATAAGCAAAGGCATACCAGTGTTAAGTGGTGTACCTTCGGTATGTACAATAGTACCAATAATGTCGTCAGCCTCAGCCGTATCGATTTGAATTACCTTATAAGGAAAGAATGTTTTCAGATCTTCACGAATATTATTAAGTGCTGCAAAGATCTCATTCCAATTTAACTCAGACTCTTGGCGAGCTTTTTTACGTGCTGCTTTATAATAAGGAAAGTAGCTACGGCGCCAGTAGTTCTTATCATCACAACAAATGATAAGTTCACCAAAGTCTTCGTGGAATTTTTTACGATTAAAGCGTAGTGAGTTAAGCACCATATGGCGAATCATATTCTCATCTACTTGTGCGTTGTGATGGTTACCAATTTGTACCATCATGTTTGAAATCATAACTTGATTTAAGTCTACTAAAATAGACATGTGTTTCTCCTAATCTATATACCTAATTAATCTATTATAGTTATATAGAAATGTCAACCGTTATTCTTCTAAATTATCAATAAATTCATAAAGAATACGTTCTTCATCATCAAAAAAGTTAAATGTAGAGTCTGATATTTTTTGCATAGCATACTTTTGGTTTTCAGATCTATGACCTAAAGCTCGTACAGTTTCTATTATCATAAAGATATCGCGTATACACTCGGGATTATTTCTTACGTCATACCCGTTTTCCCATAACGCTTGAACTATGTCAAGCGCTACGTGGAATCCTATTTCGGCAAAGAACATTGATGTTTCGTTGTCTTTATCAATATCTTCTATTATGGGTAAAGTTTTCTTTTTTGGAAACTCAATTATATTATCACTCATGTGTAAGCCTTAAGGATTAACATATGTTCATTAATCCTCCCATTTGCAGAAGCCGGTTTAGTGGTTAGCTTAGCATATTGTGTATATGATTTAGCTTTAGTAGCTTTCATAAACTCAGTAAAGAATTCTTCTGGCTTACGAATAGTTTTACGGCTAGAAGCTTTTTCATCAAAGTTTTGAATAGTAGTACCACTAATCTTAAAGCCTGAGGCATCATTAGTTGTAAGGTGAATCATTTGGCGAGTTTTAGTATTGAATAGATATACACTATCTGAGCCAATTAGCTTAGACGGATCAATACTTACCAGTTTAAACTCTTTTGACTCTTTTAGATATTTTACTCGAGCCACTTGTTGATCAGCTGACTTAGGTTTCTTGGCACGTGTTTTACGT